GCGAGGCAGGGTTCTCGAAAAGTCAGGCTACCGCAATCGCGGGCAAAGGCCTGGCACCGCTGTTCCGGAGTGAGTCTGGCAGCACCCCATCCGACTTTCTGTCGGCCTTAAAGGCGCAAATCAGCGCCTGACCCACTCCCAGACAGGATAAATCCATGAGCGATACTAAGACCGCCGAGCAGCTTGCCGGCGAAGTGAAAGGCGTGCTCGATGCACGCTTTGGTGAAGTCAAATCGAGCCTTGAGGCGAAGCAAGCTGAGCTGCGGGGCGTTCTTGATGCCCGCCACAACGAGATCAAATCCGATCTTGAGGGCAAGCATGACAAGGTGAAGGCGCTTGCCGAGGAAGCGCTGGGCAAAGCGCAGCGCGGTGAAGACCTCTCCAATGCGACCAAGGAACTGGCGGACGAGGCGCTAACTGCGCTCAATGAAGCCAAAGCACGTCTCGACGAGGTGGAGCAGAAGCTTTCCCGCCGCGTGGCAGATGATGCCACGCCTGAATTCAAGACGATCGGTGAGCAGGTCGTGGCCGACGAAGCCATCAAGGCCTTCCTCGGCAACAACACGGTGCGCGGCCGGGCAAGCGTCGAGGTGAAGGCAATCATTTCTGCGCTCACCACAGATGCCAATGGTTCGGCAGGCGAACTAATCGTAGCTGACCGAGCTCCTGGCATTGTAATCCCGGGCCAGCGCCGTCTGACAGTGCGCGATCTGCTGACCCCAGGCCGCACGGCCAGCAATTCGGTGCAGTACGTCAAGGAAACTGGCTACGCCAATGCGGCGGCGACCGTTTCTGAAACCACCGGCCCAACCAAACCGCAGTCGGACATCAAGTTCGATGTGTTGACCAGTAACGTCACAACGATCGCGCACTGGGTTCTGGCAACGCGTCAGATTCTGGACGATGTGCCGATGCTCCAGTCCTACATCGACGGGCGTCTGCGCTACGGTCTGGCGCTGGTCGAAGAAAACCAGCTGCTGAACGGCAGCGGCACGGGCACGGATCTTGCCGGCATTTACACGCAGGCTACCGCGTTCACGCCGCCAATCACAATTCCGGCGACGGTGACCCGGATCGACGTGCTGCGCCTTGCCATGCTGCAAACGGCGCTTTCCGAGCTGATGTCGACCGGCGTGGTGCTGCACCCAGCAGACTGGGCTGCAATCGAGCTCCTCAAGGACGAGCAAGGCCGGTTCATTGTTGGTAACCCGCAAGGGACGATGACACCCACACTCTGGGGACAGCCGGTGGTTGCAACCCAGTCGATGGCGACCGGCAAGTTCCTGACCGGCGCGTTCCAGTTGGGCGCTCAGATCTTCGACCGCATGGACGCAGTGGTCGAAATCTCGACGGAGGATGATCAGAACTTCCGCAAGAACCTGGTGACGGTGCTCGCCGAAGAGCGTCTCGCGCTCGCGGTGTACCGCCCCGAGGCCTTCGTGAAGGGCGACTTCGCGGCCGCTGCCACGGCGGCAACCAAGGTCTGATGATCTGAAGAGGGCTGGCCTTTGGGCTGGCCCTCACATTTTTCGAGGAGATGAGCGGATGTTTCTAAAGGCACTCGATACCATTCATGTGAGCTCGGTGAGCTCGGACAACATCATTACCGGCCAGACATTCGAGATCGACGATTTGGGCGGTCGCAGCCTGATCGAGCGAGGCCTAGCCATTGAGGTCGACGCGGCAGAGCAAAAGAAAGCACTGCAAGCAGAGAAGGCCGAAGCCGAAGCGCAGGAGCCTCTGATGGCTTCGGAAATCGAAGAACAGCCCCCGATCGCCAATAAGGCAGGCACACACACCCGTAAAAAGGTGGCTTGATGTCCGAGATCGTCACGATCGAGCCACCCCAGGATCGCGCCGTGACGCTTGAGGAAGCGCGTCAGCAATTGCGCCTTGATGGCCGCGATGAGGACCTGTTGCTCGGCGCTAAACTGGATGCAGCCCAAGCTGAACTGGAGCAGCAGACGGGCCTGAAGCTGTGCGAACAGACCATCGAACTGCAGTTGGAAGGCTGGGAAGACGAAATCGCCGTACCCATCCGGCCCTGCACGGTGGCCGAGATCCGCTACACTGCCCTGGGCGGGTCAACAGTGACCCTGCCAGAGACGGACTATGTTGCCCGCCGACGCCACGGTTTCACCCGTATCCGCCCGGCATCGGCGAAATCCTGGCCTGAGCTGGGCGCGGACGGTCTGGTCCAGATCACACTGTCGGCCGGATTTGATGAGAACGACCCTGATCTGGCGATCGCCCGCGCTGCAATCCTGGTCAAAACCGCATCCCTGTTCGAAAACCGCGAAGGCGCAGCCTGTCTCGCCTTCGACACGTTGGTGGGTCAGCTCAAATGTCGCTGGATCTAGCCTCGAAGCTCGACACAAGGATCCGGATTGAGCGCAAGGTCGTCACGCACGACCCGCAATATGGTACCGAACAGGTCACTTGGACCGAGTTCGCCTGCGTCTGGGCCGAGGTGAAGGACATTCTCCCGTCCAAGGCCGAGCGCCTGGCCGACAGCATCCAGATTGGTCGCCGTCCCGCCCGGATCCGCATTCGGTACCTGGCAGGGCTCACAGCCGACATGCGGGTCATCATCGACACACGCGTCCACCAGATCATTTCCGGCCCGGCAACGCTGGGGCGGCGGGAGGCCATGGAGTTCATGGTCGAGGAATATTCGAGCGAAGGAGCCGCACCATGACGATCCGGCTCAAGGGTGGCCCTGAATTGCTGCGTTTACTCGATGAACTGCCGAAGAACCTTGAGCGCAACGTTATCCGGGGCGGCCTACGTGCCGGTGCCAAGGTGATCCAGCAGCAGGCCAAAGCCAATGTCCCGGTGAAGACCGGGCAATTGAAGCGCGCGATCGGGATCGGCACCCGAACTGACGGCGCAAAGCTAAGTTCCTACGTCAAATTGCGCGGCAAAGGCTCCTATCTTGGCCTGTTCATTGAATATGGCGTCGCACCTCACCTGATCTCGGTCTCCGAGGCAGACAAGCCGGTGCGTGAGACCCGTCATGGCCCCCGCAAGGTCAGTATCGGCACGATCAACAAGATGGTGAAGCGCGGAAGCCTCAAGATCGGCCAGAACTTCGTCGGGCCCACGGTCATGCACCCCGGCCACGCCGCCAAACCCTTCCTGCGCCCGGCGCTTGACCAGAAAGCCGAGGACGCGGTCAACGCCATGGGCACCTACATCGCCCACCGCGTCCAGATCGGGAACCTGAAAGCACCGACCCTTGAGGTCGATGACGAATGAACGGGGTTATTGCGGTCCGCTCGCTCCTGGTGGCTGACACCGGGGTGACGGCGCTTGTCCCCGTTGCGCGGATAGCCGCTGGAATGCTGCCCCAAGGCACGGACTTGCCGGCGATATCGCTGATGTCGGTCAGCAGTGTCGACCGCAACGTTCCGGCTCCGGGCGCGAAACGCCGCGTCACCGAACGCGTGCAGGTGACCGTTCTGGCCCGGACCTACCCTGAAGTGAAGGCCGTTATCGCAGCTGTCCGCCAGGCGGCGGCCGACCAGATGCCCACCATCGACGGGCTCTTTGACGTGACCGTCCACACAGATTCCGCCGGTCCTGATTTCCTCGACGAGGAGACCGGCATCCACATGCAGACGCAGGATTTTCGCGTCTCATTCAACGAGGCGCGTTGAGCCTCACCTTCATAAGGACCTGATTTATGACCGTTCGGACTTCCGCCGGCACCACCTTGAAGGTGTCGGCCTCTACCCCTGCGACCTTCGATGCCACCGGCTACAATGCGCTCACCATGACTGTAGTCGGCGAAGTGTCCGATCTCGGCGAGTTCGGCCGCGAGTTCAATCTTGTGACCTTCAACCCAGTTGGCAGCCGCGGCGTGGTCAAGAAGAAGGGGAGCTTCAACCAGGGCACGATGCAGATCCAGCTGGGGCTCGACACTGATGATGCCGGCCAGATCCTGCTCAAGTCCGCATCGCTATCGGACGCTGACCACAGCTTCCTCGTCACCACCCAGAACGGCGACAAGTACTATTTCCAGGCGCAGGTCATGAGCTTCA